GCGCTACCGCTCGATGCCTGGGAACGTGCGGGACGGTTGGAAGTGACACCGGGCAACGTGATCGATCAGGACATCATCTATCAGCGCATTGTCGAACTCGGCCAGAAATACCGAGTGGCGGAAATTGCGTTTGATCCCTGGAACGCAACGGCGCTGGCAGTGCGTCTCCAACAGGCAGGATTTCCCGTGGTGGAAATTCGGCAAGGATTCAAGACGCTCAACGAGCCGACGCAGCAATTGGCGGCGCTGGTCGCAGACGGGAAATTGCAACATGGCAAACATCCGATCTTGCGCTGGATGGCCGATAACATGGTTGTACGGACAGACGCCAATGGCAACGTCGCACCAGACAAAGGCCGAGCCATGGACAAGATCGACGGAATGGTCGCGCTGATTATGGCGCTGTCACGCCGTCATCAGACGCAAGAGGCGCAATATCAAATGCTGGTACTAGGGAGGCGATGATGGCCTGTTACACCGTTAAAGAATACGCCGCGCTATGGAAGGTGACGCCGCGCACAGTGTGGTTATGGATTGCGAAGGGCGCAGTAAAAGTGACGCGATCGCCTGGTGGATCGGTGCGGATTTGCCAATAAAAGCGAACTATAAAGGGGGACGAGTAGCCTTGCGCGTCTTGGTCGGTTGCGAATGCTCCGGGGTTGTCCGCGCCGCTTTTAGGGCACGGGGGCATGATGCTTGGTCGTGTGATCTCAAGCCCGCCGAGGATGACGAGAAATGGCATTTGCAGTGCGACGTTCGTGACGCGATCGAAAATCCGCCGATGGGTGAACCTTGGGACATGGCGATCTTCTTCCCTGACTGCACATACCTCTGCTCGTCTGGTTTGCATCGCAACCTGAAAGACCCAGCGAGAGCGGCCAAGACGGTTGCCGCCGTCGAGTTTGCTAAGTGGCTGTTGACGCGACCAATTGACAGGATAGCGCTTGAGAATCCCATCGGTCGGCTCGGCACGGCGATCCGCAAGGCTGACCAGATCATTCAGCCCAACCAGTTCGGGCACGATGCCAGCAAGGCAACGTGTTTGTGGCTGAAAGGACTGCCGAAGTTACGCCCGACGAAACACATCCCGCCGCGATTTGTCGGCACTCGACCACGATGGGGAAATCAGACGGACAGCGGCCAGAACCGCTTAGGTCCGTCACCAACCCGCGCCGCTGACCGCGCACGAACCTACCCAGGAATCGCGGACGCGATGGCGGAACAGTGGGGCGCGGCAGACGCCATCCCGTCATCTTGGTGGTGACCGAATTATGCGAGGTAGTCATGTATATAGTTCCCAAATAAAAGCCATTGTGCGGGGTCGTCCATTTTTCCCTGGTTCCGCTCATGCGTCGAACTGTGGCCGACAGGGTCAGCGCGTGGCGCGTCTGCCGCAGTCGAGAAACGCACGTGGGCAGTATCAAAGGCCAATAAAGCGAAATTTAGAGAAATATTTACCGCATAGACATACACGCCAAATGTGAAATATGCCACGCTCACATCGTGAATCGAGCGTATTCCGTTCTCCATCTCAAAGCGGTCAATGACGATCTGAGGATCGTTGAAGGCGTAGCAACGACGCCAAAAACCGACCGCATGGGTGATGTGATTGAACCCAAGGGCGCTCGGTTCACCCTTCCCATTCCGTTGCTGTGGCAGCACAAGGCAGATGAGCCGATCGGCCAGGTGATCGCGGCTGAGGTTACGGACGCAGGTATCAAGATCACCGCGAAACTGGCATCCGGCATTCAGCGCATTGATGAAGCTTGGGCGATGATCAAAAGCGGTCTGGTCCGTGGCTTGTCCATTGGGTTTCGACCGTTGAACGCGCAGCCCATGAAGGGCGGCGGCGTCCATTTCTCCACCTGGGATTGGTTTGAACTGTCAGCGGTGACAGTCCCTGCCAATGCCGAAGCCTCAATTACGAATATTAAAGCCTTTGCGACCAAAGGCACCAGCGCGACCGGCGGCACGGTCAGCATTCCATCACAGACAGGACACGACACCATGAGAACAGAACGTATTAATGAGCTTCAGGCTGGCCGCTCGGATCGCCAGATGCAGCTTGAGAACATCACCAAGGCCGCTGAGCAGGACGGGCGCACGATGACCGCTGACGAGCAGACGCAGTTTGACGCGATCGCTGCTGAGATCAAGAGCATCGACGAAGATCTGACGCGTCTGGAGCAGCTGGAAACGATCGCCAAGTCTGCCGCGAAGCCGGTCATTGCGAAGACGCCGAAGGAAGCCGCGGAAACGCGCTCCCACAAGCCGTCGATCTCGGTCGCTGGCGCAAACCTGCCCAAGGGCACCGCGTTTACCCGCTATGCCATGGCGCTGGCCGCTGCGAAGGGCGATGTCTTCCGCGCTCAGCAGATCGTGGCGAAAAATCAGCACTGGATGAGCAGCACGCCGGAAGTGATGGCGGTGCTGAAGGAAGGCGTGGCCGTCGGTGATACCGTCACGGAAGGCTGGGCCGCTGAACTGACGCCGTATCAGAACATGGCGTCGGAGTTTGTCGAGTATCTGCGCCCAATGACCTTGATCGGCAAGATTGCCGGATTGCGGCGCGTGCCGTTCAACGTCAAGATGCCGCGCCAGACGGCTGGAACCACGGGCGGCTGGGTTGGTGAAGGTGCGGTGAAGCCGGTGGGCGCTCTGACGGTCGATACGGTGTCGCTGCGGTTTACCAAGGTGGCAAAGATCGTCGTGATCAGTGAAGAACTGGCGCGGTTCTCGACGCCATCGGCTGAGGCGCTCGTTCGTGCGGATCTGGCGGCTGGCTTGCAGACGGCCATCGATGTCGCGTTCATCGATCCGGCGAACGCTGGCACGACGGACGTTAAGCCTGCGTCCATCACCAACGGTGCCGCGCATGACGCCGCCAGCGGTACGGACGCTGCGGCGTTCCGCGCTGACATGAAGGCGGCGTTTGATTCGCTGATCAATGCCAATATTCAGTTGACCGGCCTGGCGCTGGTGATGACGCCGAACCTGGCCGTGTCACTCAGTCTGATGATGAACGCGCTGGGACAGCCTGAGTTCCCGCTGCTGACCGCTGATGGCGGGTCCGTGATGGGTATTCCGGTGTATACCTCGCAGTCGGTTCCGGCGGAAACGCTGGTGCTGTGCAAGCCGTCGGAAGTCCTGATGGCCGATGACGGCGGCGCGACGATCGATATCAGCCGCGAAGCAACGGTCCTGATGGATGACGGCACCGGTGATCCCGGTGAAACGTCGATCGCGCTGTGGCAGTCCAACGCCGTCGGTATTCGCGCCGAACGGTACATCAACTGGACCCGCCGCCGCGATGACGCGGTGTACTACATCACCAACGCAGAATACGGTTCTTAGTTTGTAGCCCGTACGCCTGGTGGAGTCGGTTTCCCCTAACTGGCTCCATCAGGCGCTTTTCATCTATGGCATTCTGGAACCGAAAACAGCTCCCACGTAATCTCACACCGCCGAATGATCGCGGATGGTGGCCGCTCATCCGTGAATCCTTCACGGGCGCATGGCAGCGAAATATTGATATCCAGGTGGAGGACGTGCTGACGTATGGCACGGTGTACGCCTGCGTGACGCTGATCGCCCGCGACATTGCCAAAATGCGATTGCGGTTGATGGCTCGGGATACGAACGGGATCTGGAAGGAAACAGAAAATCCGGCGTTCTCTCCGGTGCTGCGGAAGCCAAACAACTACCAAACGCGCATTGGATTCATCGAACAATGGGTGATTTCCAAGCTATCGCGTGGCAATACGTATGTGTTGAAACGGCGCGACAATCGAGGCGTCGTCACCAGTCTATACGTGCTTGATCCCGGCAACGTCAAAGTCCTAGTCAGCGATGATGGCGACGTTTATTACCAGTTGGCCGGTGACAACCTCAGCCAACTACAACAGGACAGCGTGACGGTGCCAGCGTCGGAAATCATCCATGACGTGATGACGCCGCTGTACCATCCGCTGGTGGGCGTCTCGCCTATTCAGGCGTGCGGCATCGCGGCCATGCAAGGTTTGGCTATTCAGGCCAACTCGAAAAACTTCTTCAGCAATGGGTCAAGTCCTGGCGGTGTGCTGACGGCACCAGGCGCGATTAGCAAAGACACGGCGGCGCGTCTAAAAGAGTATTGGGACAGTGCGTATTCAGGCGCAAACGTCGGCAAAATTGCGGTGCTGGGCGACGGGCTGAAGTTTGAACCCATGACCGTATCCGCTGTCGATGCCGAACTCATCGAGCAATTGCACTGGACGGCAGAGACGGTATGCGCGACATTCCATGTCCCGCCATTTATGGTGGGTGTGGGCGATGCGCCCAGCTATAACAACATCGAAGCACTCAATCAGCAGTATTACTCGCAATGTCTGCAAGGCATGATTGAGTCCATTGAGTGTTTGCTTGATGAGGGCTTGGCGCTGCCCAAAGAATACGGCACCGAATTTGACCTGGATGGGTTGCTTCGGATGGATTCGGCCACGCTGATCGATAACGAAGCCAAGGCGGTCGGCGCTGGTATCAAATCACCGAACGAAGCCCGCCTGCGGTTCAATCTTGAGCCAGTCGAAGGCGGACGGACGCCATACCTACAGCAGCAGAATTACTCGCTCGCCGCGCTCGATCGCCGGGATCGAGAAGATACGCCAGACAATGATATTGATGAACTCGTCCGCGAATGGCGGCGGAAATCTGCGGAGCGTGGCCTGTGACCATCAGCGCATTAATGGATGCCGTGCTGGAGACGCTCAGTACGCATCTCAAATCCTACGACAACAGACTTGCCGCATTAGAAGCGCGATCGATTGCCGCTCGGGATGGCCGGGACGGATTGCCTGGGCGTGATGGCGTAGACGGTCAGCGCGGCGCAGATGGCGCGGACGGCGTCGGGTTTGATGATCTGTCTGTGGAATACGACGGCGATCGAACCGTCACCGTTAAAGCCGTGTCTGGAGAACGCGTTAAAGCCTTTCCGATCACGCTGCCGATGGTGATCTATCGCGGTGTGTGGAGAGAGGCAGACACGTACACCAAAGGTGATGCGGTCACGGCTGATGGATCAATGTGGATTGCGCGTGAGACTCCCACCGGCAAGCCTGGCACAATGGCGTCGGGCTGGCAATTGGCCGTCAAGCGGGGGACGAAATGAGCCTGCTGGTGTCGCTGTCGCAAGCCAAAGCACGATTGAGAATTGATGGTAGCAGCGGGGATACCGACTATACGCTGATGCTCAATCAGGCGCAGGCGCTGGTCATTGATTACGTCAAGCAGCAATACGATGACGACTGGGCCGATACCGTTGACGCCTGGACAGATGCCACAGTGCCGGATCAGGTCGCCGTGGCAATTCTGTTGATGTTTGGCTGGCTCGACGCCCATCGCGGCGACGACACCGCGACGCTTGAAATGGGACAATTACCGATGCCGGTAGTGGCGACGCTATGGCGGCTACGCGATCCGGGGATGGCATGAACATCGGCCAATTGCGGCATCGGCTCGATGTAGATAATCCGACGCAAACGGCAGACGGGGACGGCGGATATACAGAAAGCTGGGTAGCTGCCACGCCGCCGGAAGTGTGGGCGGCAGTGGTGCCAGCGACCGCCAGCATTATCGAACGGCAGGTCGGCAACATGATCGATGCGCCGATTCATCAGATGGTGACCTGCCGATACCATGCCGGTATTTCGACGCGATCGCGGCTGACCTTTGACGGTCGCACGCTGTATGTGCGCGGCGTTCAGGATCTGAATACACAGCACGTCTGGTTGGTGTTGGCGTGCGAGGAGGTCACAGCGTGACGAAATTCACGTTTCGTGGCCTGGATGACCTGTTGGCGTCGATTCGCGGTTTGCCGCAGGCGCTGGCAGCCGGGACACAGCCGACCGTGACGAAGACCGCCGAACGCATGGCGAATGCATTACGGAATGAGTTGCCGATTCGTGCCGAGCAGGGATCACCGCGACGGAAGGCACCAGGCGGGCTGCGGCGTGGCGTGAAGGTCAAAGTCTTTGACGATCCACGGGTCGCCAAGGCGGAAGTGGTGAATACGGCACCGCACGCCCATTTGATCGAGTATGGATGGACGGCCAAGGGCAAAGCGAATCGCAAAGTCGAAGGACGATATACCGTGTCGCGTATGGCTCCACAATTCCGCCGCCAGATGCTCTCGGAACTGGTACCGCTGGTGGATGAGATTTGCCAGCGTGAAATCGAATGAGCGTAAACGCGATTGATCAGGCGCTCATCGGCGCATTGGCGAACGATGCCACACTGTCGGCGCTTGCGCCGGGTGGCGTCTTTCGCGGTGTGGCACCGCAGTCGGTGTCCGCGCCGTACGTGATCGTGGACATGGTGACGGCGGAAGATATGCCGCAGTTACAATTCGGGACGGCCTTTGAGTCGCTGGTGTATCTGGTCAAAGCGGTGGCGCCTGGCACATCGGCGGGAGCGGCACAGTCCGCAGCCGATCGCGTGCATGTGCTGTTACAGAATGCCGTGCTGTCGATCAGTGGCTATCGCTGCATGTTGTGTCAGCGCGAAGAACGTATTGCGTATGTCGAAATTAATGATAGTTCAGACCTGCGCTATCAGCACCGCGGCGGTTTGTATCGCGTAATGGTGGACCCGGTATGAAGCTATTAGTGGTGCATCCGGGCGCGTCCTGGTCTACGCATGATGTCCATGTGGGCGTCGTCGAAGGACTGAAAGCCAATGGCGTATCCGTGGCCGAATGGCGTCTGGATGGCCGGATCAAGATGGCGCACAATTGGCTACATTATTTGTGGCGTCAGAAATTGAAAGTGCGAGACGGCAAGGAATGGCCGCAGCCGACACAATTGGACGTGCTGCACCATGCGACGATCGGCGTGATCGAACGTGCGATCGAATGCGATTGTCAAGACGTGCTGATCATTACGGCGATGTTTTTACCTGCCGACCGGATTTCTTTGATGCGGAAAGCCGGTTTGCGGGTCTGGCTGCTTTGCACCGAATCGCCGTATCACATGGACGATGAGTCGCGCATTGCGGCAATCTGTGATGGTGTCTTTACCAATGAACGCGCCGCCATTGATGCATTCAAGGCCGTGCAGCCCAGGACGGCATATTTGCGCCATGCGTACCGATCGGGTGTGCATGATGTCGCCGTGGCCGCTGCGACCACGTCGGATGTGTTTTTCTGCGGGTCTATGTTTCCTGAGCGGATCGCCTGGTTGACGGCGATTGACTGGCAAGGGATTGATTTTCATTTGTACACACGGACGCAGGATTTGCCGCGCAATTCCAAACTGCGGAAATTCCTGAAGGGCGGCATTACGCCGAACGCGGAAGTCGTACAATTGGCAAAGGCGTCCAAAATAACGTTGAACTTATTTCGGGATGCATCGATCCCGGCGGATAGTCTTAATCCGCGGTGTTATGAATTGGCGGCAGCGGGCACGTGCCTAGTGACGAATGACCGCGCCGAAGTGCGGGAACTGATGCCAGAGACGCCGATCGTGTCATCGCCTGAACAAGCCGGAGACGTGTTTCGTGCGTTGTTGGCCGATGATGTGGAACGCCGACGTATTGCAGCCGCGCAGCAAACCGCGATTCATGGGCAGACCTGGACGGTGCGCGCGCGAGAGTTAGTGGATCAGATTCAACAGTGGCATTCATAAACGAAAGAGGCATTGATTATGGCGAAATATCATGGACGGGAAGGCGCGGTTCTGCTGGGAGCTTCAGGCGCTGGTGCCGCATCAGCGGTGGCGAATTTGTCGTCATGGTCGTTGACGATCGATCAGGCGCTGGCGGACGTGACCTGCTTGGGCAATTCGTTTGCGTCGTTTGTCGCAGGCATCAAGAACGCCAAAGGATCGGTCAGCGGTTATTTCGATTCGACGACCGACATCCCGTTCGATGCGTTCGATAGTGGCGATGCCGTCAACTGCTATCTCTACCCGGCTGGGACTGGCGTGGCGTCCTACTGGTACGGTCAGGTCTTCGTCTCCAACGTCAACGTCGAAGACAACGTGACCGGCGCGGTGTCGATCAAAGCGGACATCCAGTTCAACGGCGATTGCACGCGGGTCGGATAACTAAATGGAAGTACGCGGGTTGACGGCGGATCTCCGATGGTCGTATTTAGTGGCGGCGACCATTGGGCCGTGGACTCTGCGCGAGAGTGTATTGACTGGGACGGTGCATACGTCGGATCGCTACCGTCTCAGTCAAACGCCGCTGACAGCCGTACTCAGGATCGGCCAGCAAGACTTAACCTTTCCTGTGATAGCGGTAACAATAACCGGCGACCTGCTGACGTGTCAGGTTGGGCCGCGAGTGAGGATGTATGAGCAAACGCAAGCCGCAATCTATCAATAGCTGGTTCGTCGAGCCTGCCGTCGTGCGCGTGGCACTGGCTGAGGGGGAATGGCTCGATCTGAAGCGCGAACTCACCGTCGGTGAATCGATGGCCGTACAACAGCGGCTGATTAAGACCGTACGCACGGATGGGCGCGTAGAACCTGACCTCAAGGAAGTCTGGAAAGCCAATATCTGCGCGTACATCGTCGGATGGTCACTGACCCGCAATGGCTCGCCGGTGCCGTTCTCGTTCGACGCCGTGGACAACCTGAGCAAATCCGCCTGGGAACGCATCAGCCAGGTCGTCACCGCGCACATCGAGGCAGGGGACGCCGCAATGGGAAAACCTTCCGGCAGTACGTCGAGCACGGACTCCGTATCTGCCGAATAATGCATTGGACGTGGGCGGAGTTTGAATCGCTGCCTGCCTACGTTCATCAAGTACTGGTTGAGCAGCTAGAGAAGGATTCGACCGATGGCAGTTACCGCGACATTTCTCGCTGATTTCAATTCGTTTGTGGCGCAAGCCAAAGCGGCTGAAGGGTCACTTGAGAATCTGGCGACGGCTGCGGGACTGACAGAAAAAAAGGTCGATAAAGTCGCGCACAGTTTTAGCGGCGAATCAATCATCGCGAATGCCACCAAGGTCACGATGGCGGTCGAGGGGATCGGCGGCGCGTCTAAGCTGACCGATGCAGAGATGGCGCGGGTAAATCGAACCGTGTCCGAAGCCCTGGAGAAGATGGCGAAGCTCGGCATTGAGGCACCGGCCAACATGCGAGAATTGGCCGCTGCAACGGCGACAGTCCCGCCAGTGATGGGGGCTGCGACCACAGCCACGAGTTTACTGAAAACGGCGCTATCGTCGCTGGCAGTCTATCTCGGACCGGCGGCGATTCTGGGCGCGGTCGTCGGACTTGCCAAAGGCGCCATGGACATGGGCGACGAATTAGTCAAGGCGTCCGATAAAACCGGCATCACCACAGATGCGTTGCAGCAACTCGGATACATTGCCGATCAAAGCGGGAACACGCTCGATGAGATGACATCCGCCATCAGCCAGATGCAGAATCGTTTGGCAGAAGGCGACAAATCCGCAGTCGCGGCGCTCGACAAACTCAATATTAATTTGGGCGATCTGCGCGATATGCGACCGGAGGAGCAGTTTTACGCGATCTCGTCAGCGGTCGGCGATATTACAGATCCAATGACGCGTACACAGCTTGCAATGGATCTCTTCGGCAAGAGTGGCGCGGCTATCCTGCCAACATTGCGTGCCGATATTCGAGGCCTGGCCGACGAAGCACCGCGTATGAGCGATGCCGCGGTCAAGGGTCTTGATCAGTTTGGCGACATGATCAGCAGGGTCTGGCTGTGGCTGAAAACGATTGTTGGTGAAACACTCGGCTATATATTTGAAGGGTTTAATACCCTGTATGACAGGATGTCGCGTGGCTTTCGTGCAATGGGCGCGGCGATCGAAGGCGATTTTCGCGGCGCGCTGGATACGCTGACCGGATTGTCCGATGTGACGTTGCCGAAAGTGGCGACGGCGACGACGACGACCGCGACCGAAATGCAGAAGGCGTCGGTCGGTGTCAATGCACTGACGCGATCGACCAGCGAAAACGCCGTTGAACAATTGCGTATTAAGACGTTCATCGATCAGACCAATAAGACCGTTGAACAACACGTCAAGGTTGTCGAGAAGGCCGAAGACGCACAAAAGAAATGGCTCGCAAGCGTTAAGAATCTGAACACTGTATTTGTACCGCTGAAATCGGCAGTCGATGACGTGGGCGAATCCCTGCACAATCTGCCAAGTCAATCATTGGCGGATGCCGCACGGGAAAGCGCGGCGGCGGCTGCCGAGATGAAGAAATTCCAGATGGAAACGGGCGCGACGGTTCCCGTCGTCCAGGCGCTCGGCGCAGGTCTGGAGGATACCGGGCAGAAAACGAGCAAGTTCGCGGGTCTGCTGGCGGGATTGCCGCAAGCGATCGTCTCTGCCATCCAGGGCGGCGGCAGTGTGATCGGCGCAGCTGGTGCCACGCTGGGCACGAATCTTGTGGCGAAATTCTCAGAGAAATACGGTCCGGCGATTAAATCCGCGTTGCCGTTCGGCATCGGAGAAGCCGTCGTTGCGCTGCTGCCCACACTCGGCGCGCTGTTCGGGCCAGTGGCGGAAAAAATCGCCGGGTTTTTCAAATCGATCTTTGGCGGTCCTTCGCAAGATGAACTAAGGGGACGACAGGCCGTTGCAGATTTTGAAAAGCAACTCGCCTCACTGCTGAACCAGACGCAGCTCAACGAAGCCGGTAATGAGTCCTGGAAAAAAACGGTCATTGCGATCCGTGACGCGTATATTGCGGCTGGCTTGAGCGAACAAGAGGCGCTGAGGGATGCGGAAAGACTGTGGCAGTCGTCGAAGGAGGGCGGCGCGGCATCGCAGAAGGTGATCGACGAAATCACCGCCAAGATGAAAGGTCTTGGGGATCAGACACAGACGACCACAGATGCCTCAGCATCAGGATTTGATGGCGTCAAAGCCGCTGCGGATAATGTGGCCGCTGCAGTCGGTGGCGTATTAGGTCAGGTTGAAGGTGTGAATCGTGCGTTAGATGGCTTGGATCGGGACATTTCCACCACCGTCACTGTGCGTCACATTGATACCTACGAGTCGATTGATTACGGCTCCAGAAGCGCTGACGATCAAGGCTTTGCCAGTGGCACGATGGGCCGTTTCGGTCGGTGGTTTGCCAATTTTGGCGCAGGCACGCGGACGGTATTGCATGGTAACGAAGCAGTGATCAGGCCTGACCAGGCGTCGGCATTCGCGGCGGACATGAGCGGCGATGTGGCTGGCGAAATTGCGGCGCTGCGATCGGATATGCAGGCAGTGATCCCTCGGGCGATTAGCCGCGCTGTGCGGGATGCGCTGCAATTGTCGGGAGCGATGGCCTAATGGCACACCTGGGCGTTGCTGTCGTCGTCGAAATGCGGCTGGACGGTCTGGACGGCGCATGGACGGATATATCGTCGGATGTGCTGGCGGATCTCAGCTGCACGTATGGCATCAGCGGCGGTGGCGCGAATGATCGGGTCGCCAGCACCGGATCGTTCACGTTTCAATTGAACAATTCGACCTCGAATAGTGCCGGTTTACTCGGGTATTACAGCATCGGCCATCCGAATTGCCGCGCCGGGTTTCAGCTCGGCGCGATTGTGCGTCTGGGCCTGACGTACGACGGGACGACCTATTACAAGTTCCTCGGCGCGGTGGATAGCGTCACGCCGGATGCGGGACTGTACCGCAGCCGTCGCGTGTCGGTCACGGCACTAGACGCGATCGACGCGTTTGCCAAGTTTACGCTCTGGGGACTGGCGGCGCGTCAGAATTGGACAAGCTCGGACCTGGTGCAATTGCTGTTGGATGATGCCACCAACACGTATTGGACATTAGGGACGGGTCTGCTGGGTACCTCGACGCGGTTGGCGAGAACGGCAGGCGTCGGAAGCCTGAACGCATCCGCATTGGTGCGCGATCGGGTCATCGCCAACGGCCAGGACACGTATGCGCTTGCACTGGATAACACAGACGATCGTAGCTCGACCACGCTCTCTGAATTGGCACGGATCAGCGCGTCAGAATTAGGCTATGCGTACATGCGCGGCGATACGACCGGCGGCGGCACGTTCGTCTGGGAATCACGGGCGACACGGGCGGCATTGACCACGCCGTCCTATACCTGCACAGACACGATGACCGGTCTGGGCACCGGACGCAGCCGCGACCAGATCACGAACCATGTGCAGGTGGGGATTACATCGCGTGAGGTGGGCGTCACGCCGGAAATCTTGTATCGCCTGGAAAGCGTGCCTTCGTTGCAAGCGTCCCAGACGGTGACGTTTCTTGGACCGTACCGCGATCCCAATCAAAGCACGGCGAAAATCGCAGGCTTAGACATGATCGAGCCGGTGGCCAGCAACGATTACGCGATGAACACGGCGGCGGATGGGTCGGGTACGGATGTGACGGCACAGCACACCGTGACGACCTATGCGGGAGCCAACGGCGTCAGGTTCGACATTACCAATCATTCCGGCGGCGTCTCGTATGTCACGCTGCTACAGTCCCGCGGCACTGCGATCCGCTTTACGCCGATCGTAGCCGAGGCGGAAGATATAGACAGCCAAAACACATACGGCGATCATTTGTTGTCTGCGCCGATGCCGTATCAGAACGACGCCGGGAAAGGTGCTGGAGCGGCGGCGTATCTGCTCAATCTGTATAAATCGTCAGCCGTGCAAGCGCAGGAACTGCGACTGGCCGGGTATGACGACACGACCATTACGCAAGTAGTGGCGCGTGAGGTGGGCGATCGGGTGGATGTGGCGGAAACCGTGTCAGGTGTGAATGCGGCATTTGTCATTCACCAGGTATCGCTCGACATTCGCGCAGGCGGTCGAGCGGTTGCGGCATCGTGGACATTGGCACCATTGGATACATCGAGCGTGTGGCTGCTCGGCAGTGCAACGCTGGGCGAGACAACGCGTCTGGCATACTTGTGAGGATATATGGCATACGTGACACCAACTAGCAAAACGACCGGCGACCTGATCGCGGCGACGGATTGGAACCAGAACACCGTCGATAATCCCATTGCGCTTCGCACGGGCGGCATTGCGATTGCGTCGCAGGCCGCGAACGATATCATCTACGCCAGCTCCTCGACGCAGTTGGGGCGTCTGGCGGCTGGCACCGCTGGGTATGTGCTGACGACGAACGGCGCAGGCAGCGCGCCGACCTGGTCAGCGGTTAGTTCCAGCGGCGATAGTGATCAGATCGTTATTGCGGCATCACTGTTTATTTAACGGAACGGAGAATTGTAAATCATGGCGACGTATTCCAAAGTCTTGCTGTCTGGCAGTAGTCAGGGCCAGCCTATTCTTGTAGCTGCGACTAGTACACCAGGCACGAACATTCACACGACCGGCACGAGCTCAAGCATTACGGACTGCGTGACGCTGTACGCGCACAACACCGATACAACTGCCCGGAAGCTCACGATCGAGCTTGGCGGCACAGGCACTAATAACACGATCGAGGTCACGGTGCCAGCGGAGAGCGGGTTGATGCTGGTCGTGCCACAATTGCCGCTGACCGGCACAGGCTCGGCGTCAAAATCCGTGGCGGCATTCTGCGCGACGACGAATGTCGTGGCGATCTCAGGGTTCGTCGATCGCATCAGTTAGCGGTGATATATGCAGCACGCAAATAAAACACGCGGCACCGGGCCGCTGGGCGGCGCAGGGATGGTCGGCCTGTGGGGAGCGTCGTCGCTGATCAAGAGGGTGCAATACGTGAGTATCGCGTGGGTGACGAACGGAGCGACGAGTGGCACGGCGACCATCGC